GATCACAATATGGAGGCAAATATAGCAGTTTCTCTTCACAGGCCCGACGACTACCCCTTCTATACGGAATTGTCTACTGGAGACAGAGGCCATGATTGATTTAACTGTAGTTCAGCGCCTACGGATCTGTTGCCCTGACGAACCCGATAGAAATGGAAATCAGCACTGGCCCGTAAAAGATGTGGTTGATCTGTGTCAAGAAGCTGCTAACGACCTTGAAGCATGGTATGAAGCTGGACAGCAATTCCTCGACTCAGCCGACGCCATCATCGTTCAGGTCGGTAGTGATGTGCTGCCGAAGGGGTGGCTGGCCTCGGCCAATAGGTTAAGGGCGCTTCTGCCTACCGGAGAGAGGCGCGATGGATAAGCTGAATCTGACTAGCGAATTATTGGCCTTACTTGATCTGATCGAGCTTGAAACCAAGGATCAACACATCAAAGACATCACGAGGCAGCGTTTCGCTATTGCCAAACGGCACGGATACACAGTTGTATTTGGCGAACGAATAAGCGGTGAAATAAATTGACTTATGGGAGCAACATTTGGACGGATGATGACAGACGCCGGTTCCACCTAATCAGGAAAGCCGTGGCGAGCAGCGGGGCAAATCTGGAGGATGCCTATGCAGATAGGTCTTTTCTGTTATCGAAGCTAGACGCTCAAACCAGAGCTACAGCGGATGCCCACAATGAATGGGCCGAAACTCTCTCCAAGCTAGACAGTGCCCTCAAAAACATTGATAACTACAAAGCTGCTGAAGCATGGGCAAGGGACGACTATGAGAAACTACAGTCCAGATTAAGTGCGTATCGGAAGGCGCTCGAAATAGCCCAGAAAGCCATGAGCCAGCCAAAGGTTTACCAGTTTCACGACACTGACGCCAAGGCTATGAAGGAGGCTCTGAGCGAATGAGTGAGGTAACACGGTATGACGATGGCTCTGGGGGCTTGTATGAGTATGACGAGGGTATGTACGTTGCCTACGACGACTACGAGGAAACTCTCTCCCGGCTAGAGAAAGTCACCCGAGAGCGAGATATCTATAAGACCAAGATTGATGGCATGGAAATCTACGTGCAGGCGCTTGAGAGAAAGGAGAACATGCTTCTCTCCAGATTAGAGAGAGTCCGAGAGGCTTTGAAGCCCTTTACGCATCCAGACCTAAATAAAGAACAGGGCGGTCAACCGGCATTGAATAGCATCATATTTCAGCGTGGAGAGGCTATTTTAACTCGGGGCGATTGTTTCAAAGCCAGAGAAGCCTTTAACGACTCTCCCGTAGAAGGGGAGTGACAACTGTGCTTATATCACGATTGTATATTTGACACACCTACTGTATGCCCGTACAGTTCTACGTGGCTTTCGTGGGTCCAGAATGCGGGGGAGCCATCATTGGGGCTAATCTCAACCTCAAGACCGGCCTCTCCGGTATCCTCGGTTAGTACAAACGTGCCCCTGATGCGCGTAATCTGACCAACTACGTCTTTATGGCTTACCGATTGACCGACCTTAAAATCAGAAGGAATCTGTATACGCCCAAATGTCTCAATCTGTCCATTACACTCTTGTTTCACAACTGGTCTCCTTGCTACAGGGTGAGGGATACACAGACATACGAGCCCACATCAGCGGACACGAACAGCCTAATAAGGTTTGGTGGGACAACCGCCCGGATGAGCAATACCTCCCGGACGCCACGGATAGACCTAGCCATCCCCAAGCTGGGAGCCATAGAAGCCCTGCATTGTTGCAGCCCTAATTATATTGGACGAGTTTTCGTCAGGAACAAGACCAATACGGGCCTCAATCCACGGTGCTTCGCGGTGCGCCAGCAGCTCAAGCTGATACGCAGAAAGATCGCTGTATACGCCTAGAACCTCATCAATGTGATCCTTTGCCCCTTGGGGCAAATTCGGCTCCGCGATATCCTCATCAATTGGGCTCCACTTTAGGTACCTAAACCTACGATAAATGGCTGGGTTAACCGGACCGTGCACCCACGCTTCAAACTCGCCATCAAAAAGCGCTTCCCCTTTAATAGCTAAGTGCCACGCCTGCACGTAGTACAAAAGCTTCTGTAGCTTTAGGTGCGTGACAACATCCCCAGCCTCATGAGAGCGCCAGATGATATAATCTGCTACGTCGTTAATCGTTGTGGTTGCCATTTTCATCTACTCGGCCAGTATACATGAGCCGTTTCCCAGTAATGCCCTTCAATGCCATATCCGTCCGTTCCATATCACTGTAACCATTCGCAGACAAGCGCGGCTTATATACAGCACCAGAGCCTCTGGAAACGCCCTACAAGCCACGATCTCTGGTTAGGTAGTGGTATAGCCTCTTAGAAACCGCCCCAGGCCACTGGCCTACAGTAACAGGTGGAAATCCATACCTCACATTCCCAATAGCCATTATCCACTTTTGGTAGGTTATCCATATAATTGCAGGGGATAGTGTATGTATGCTGATAAATTGAAGGGCCAGAGGTGCAGCTTAGTGTAATCGCGGCTGCCACACAAATCGCGGCGATTCCGTATAACCTCTGTCGTCGTGCATTCGACTTACCCACATTCTTAGAGAAAAATTCTCTTGCTGTAGGTCGCATATATACTCCTCGGACTCCTCTGAAAGCGCCAACAACTCCTCTACCAATTCCTCTAGTTCACAGATTCTAGATTTTGCATGTCTGTCAATTTCGTCCATTCTCCTGATTCCATAACGCGGTAAACGCACGGTGTATTGAGTTCAAATCAGTCCTGTAAAATCGTTCTATTCCCCCTAGGCCGCTTCTGGTGTGGGATTCGGAAGAAGTTTTTATAGCTTTGATATATTCCTTGGCGTGACGAGCGTATTTTCTCTTCTCTTTGCCAAAGCATTTGTTATGGAGCTTCATGGCAAGAATAGAACCGATCCACCCACCAGTGCCGATTGCTAAAACTAAAAGAAGGCTAAAGCCCTCAACCACGATTATTGTCACGATATAAATTTCCAGCGCCCCCATAATGTAAGACACTGGAATTACCGCGTAGAAATGGTCGCCAACAACTGAACGCTGTTGGAACGCCCGAGCAGCTACCCTCGCTAAAGTTGCCAGTCCTGCAATTAGTTCAATCACAGGTAGTTTTTCAGCAAATAACTCAGGCTGACCTCCATCAGAGAATAATCGCCTCCCTTGACCTCATGCTTGATGATGAGGCCGTTCCATTGACCGGCGTTACCTTGATGCCCCTTGTATTCTTCAAAGTGGGTATAAAAACTTCCGGCAACAACACCGCGCAGAACCTTCCCGTTCGTTAAGGCTTTCCTGCCAACTTCTAGTCCCGGCCTGTGCCCCTGAGTGAACGAATATCCGATCTTGTTGAGCATGTTCGGGACAGTCCCGCCAACAGCCCGCTGTGACAGCGCCGGATGGAAGAAGTGTGCGTATGACACCCCGTTAATACATACAGGCTTGAGATACGGTTCTACCTTCCATCCTTCAAAATTAAGGTGGCTATAACTAACCGCATCCCCAATGTGGGGAAACTCCTCCTGGAATCTCTCGATCCTCTGCTCATGGTTGCCAAGAGTGAAGATCCTCCTGGGGTTATAATTCTTTGCCTTGTTGATGGCTTTGTTGAGAAGGAAGAATGCTTCGTTCCCGGATTCAATATCGCCCTTACCGTCAACAGATGAATACTTGACCTTATCCTTGACTTTTTTCTGTACAGAATCCCACCCGGATAATGATGGGAGATCCCAATGATCCCCAATGTGAACAATTACATCGGGCCTCTTTTCCGCCAGGTAGTTTCCGGCGGCCTCTAAATGCTTTGTAGTAACCCCAGGTTTAACTTGAGTATCTGGGATCAGACAATGCTTGACTGTCATTTATCGTCCTGGTGACGCGCAAAATTTGCGCTGGTCGTAATCCCCCAAGTAATATCCGCTCTTTCCTCGGCAGTTAAATCTTCCCAAAGAACTACTTCTATCTCCGTTTCTTTTTTCTTTGAATCCCCTTCGTCGCCCGGAGTTTTTGGCGGCTTCATTTCTTACTCTTAATCAACTGCTGTATTAAGCTGCCCATTTGGTCAACTAATTGCTCGTTACTTGATAAATCCGCATACCCAAGAGAATCAAAGGCGGCGTGTACGAATTCGTGATAGAAGGTCTGTTCTTCTTGTTGCTCTGTTAAGCCTTCGACTATAAATATCTCGAACTTAATAGAGTCCCAATGTCCGTAGGTGTCTGCCGAATCAACGAACTTGTTTTTCTTGATTTTATTTACCTTGACAGTACGACCCATTAAGTCGAACTTTTTAGGTATCATTTCTTACGACAGTGACAAGTTACTCGACCTATTAGCCAACCAATGGCTAAAACTAAAGCAGTAATTTCCCATTGTAGAATCAGCATGTTGACTAGAATATCCATCAGTCTGAATCTCTGATGGCATTGAGTATTTCTCTTGTACTCTTTTCGTGTTCGTCACCCATCTTCTCAACAGCAATAGTGAGATGCTTTAGATTCAGTTCGATGGCAACGATCCTTGACTCCGTTACAGGAGAGTCTTCTATCGATTTAATGTCTTCGGCCAATCCTATTTGTTGGTTCCACAAAATTCCGGCAGCAAAAATCCCTACAATCAGCATCCCCGAATTGATAACGAGTGGAATCTTTAGGCCGTTGCTCACACTCTGCGCCACTTTCTATAGACAGACCACCCAAAACCAACTAGCGTTACCAGTGCAGCTACAGCGGCTTGCACTTCGTCTCCTGTCGCTAGGCCGGTATTAGCAAACACCAGACCAAGACCCGTCAGAAGATGCCTAACTGCTCCCAAGCCAATTTCTTTTACCAGTCCCACTTCTTTAGCCTCCTTGTTTCTGAATGCCTTGATACGCCTGATGGGCTTTATCAAAAGCCACAATTTAACTGCGCCGCCTACTCCGATTCCCATTCACCAGTCCTCATCGCCTTAACTAATTTTTTGGCCCTTCGCCCCGTTTGCCGGAACCAAATGGAATCTTCCATCTCATCTGCCGCTCGATCAAACTGTCCAAGACGTAGTGCGTCATTCGTATTAACAAACTTTTTAAATGTTGGTAAGCCCAAATTAAAAACCATGTCAGCAACAACCAACTGGCGCGTACTATCCAAGTCAGACCAATAATCAAAGTTGCTAACATCCTGAATAGCATCCACAACATCGTTGTGAAGCATATGGGCCACTTCATCATCTGATAACCCCCTGGATAGCAGGCGTCCGATCCCTAGAGTCTCGTGGTCGAGACTGTCTCGATAGACGATATGCCTGCCGTTCTTTGTTACTTCTCCCTCCGCCCAACGTATGTGTCTCTCAAGAGCATCAACGTTCATGCTTAATTCCGCCCCACTTTTTGCTCAAGAAAATCTCGTCATAATGAACTTCTCGTGGGCTAGAACTACTCCACCGACCAGACCGTAGATGCGACATATGGTGCCAACCAAACATCACGTTCTTCATCAACTTGAATCGCTTGCCGTCAAACTCCCAACCAGTCCTACCGTTGAATACGGGATTTCTACCCCCACAACTACGGTCCATGAAGTGTTCGTAGACGTAGACCTTGTTACACCAAGTCTGTAGAACGGTGCTAGTAGAGCCTGGGTTCTTCCATCCAATTTGTAGTTCGACAAAGGGGAAGGCTTCGGCGTATACTATTTGCGGACATAAAAATGCCGTCATTAGGACGGCTAGGATTGATCGCATGAAACTTCCTATTCGGCTAATTCGTTCGTCCCATTAACGGCTTCTTCTATGGCCCTTCCCATTCCCAACATCAATACTGCTGGTTTGGCAAGGTCTCTGTTAAGGCCGCTAACAAGTAGTTTGTCAGATATCCGACTTGCAAAAAAGTAAGCAAGTATTTTATTGGCGGTTAATGCCTTAACTCCAGAAAGAAAAGTGGATGGATCTTTCAGTTGCGAAATGATGGAAGCAACCTCAAGTATTGTTCCAGTGTCTCCGCCTGATTGGGCACGAAGACTAAGCATGTCCCTGATTCCTGTCATTTTTAATCTATCTGTTTTTGTAAGAATACTTTCCCACACGCCAGTTTTCTCAAGCTTAAATATTGCGTTTGTCAAGTCTGCCGTGTTAATTCCCATTACTCCATTTTGGTCTGCCTTTATAACTCCCTGGAAAAGATCGTCCCAAACAGCAGATCTCAACAAAGCGTGTCCTCTTGACCCTGTTCCTCCGAGTCCAGCAAGAAGTGAGCTGGCGGCCTCTGGAGTAGACCTCTTCATAAGAGGCTCAAGAGACAATGCTACAGCGTCTCCTCGTTCAATCATTTGCCCCATAACACTAGCATCTATGTCGTCTAACCTATTAGCAGTTCTGAACAATGAATTTCGTATATTACTGCCGCCAACCCTAGTCAAGAATTGAAATTGCGCAGAATCCTGAGATTCAAATGCCCGTAACTTACCTACTGCCGTTGTTGCAGAACTCTCGTCAAGGGCACGACTAAGTGTAGCTAGCTTAAACTCATTAAGATGTTCTGGCTTGGCGTGTCTAGATAGCAAACCCATGACCGAATCATCCAGAGTGTTTGGATCTCCAAATCTCTGAACCAGTTCGCCGGTGTTAGTAGTTGTTTTAATAATTTGCTCTAGTTGCGCATTTTCAAGCGCCCTAAATCTGCCAATAGCTGCTGCATTCGCTTGCGTAATGGCCGTAACATATTTCGGTGCTACGGTGGTGGGATTATTCAAAACTTTGGATAACAAAGCGTATGCCTTATCTGCCTGAACAGAGGCAAAATTTCTGTCAAAAGGCAAGAATTCTCTAAGTTCAAAAATACGTGTTCTTAGCTGCTTGACAATCTCATAATCAATCTGATTGGGGGAGAGGTTCTTTATCTCATCTATAATCTTTGAGAGCTGGCCAAGAGGGGTGACGCTTATTTGCTCTCCCATTGTAAAGGTGGCCTGTGGACCTATTGCCCCACCCTCTGCAAGTCCCTGTATTCCTTTTTGTACTTCCTTTAATTCAGCAAGAACTGTTTTCCCCGATGCTTCATCGGTCAGCATGTTAAAACTGAATACTGGACGCTCTAGGGCAGCAGCTTCATCGGCTACACCATAGGCTTTAGTTACAATGCTCCTAGTGCTACTTACAATATCATTAAACGATTCTCGAAATGACTTATCGCCTGCCCTAAGAGTAACCCTAGCAAAACCATTGCGAACTGCTGATCTTGACCTGTTAAATGCCTGATTAGCTACAGTACGAAGTTGTCTTGCTACCCTTATGCGCCCAGGTAGCCTGTTCTGCCCTGTAACTGCCGCCTCTCTCAAAGGAGTTCTTCTGGCCCCCAGCACGGCGGCTAAAGCCTTCTCCCTCTGCTCTTTCAGATATTCCTGGCCGAATCTACTACTCGCAATCGCTTGTTGCCCCATTCTTCTTTGCACAGGAGCTTCCGGGGTTCTTTGAAACGTCATTAGTTGCGGGATATCAATTCCCTCATCGGCCTTTACTCTAGCCCTCATCTTGTTGATATTGGTTACGCTTGCTCGTTCTTTTGCTGTTGATGGAATAATCCCTTGAAATAATGTCATAGTGCCAAACGCGAACAAACCATTAACAGCGACGTCTCCAGCAACTCCGCCAAGTTCATCTGTAAAGCTGCTTTCTGCGCCGGTTAGTTGATTTGCTATGCGCTTTGAGGATGACCCAACAAATGATCCTGTAATTGCCGCTAAAGTTTGGTACACTCTAGTAGGAGGAGAGGCAAAAGAAGCCATAATAGGCGGAACAAATTCTATTGCCGGACCAACTATATCCCCCCAATCTCCCTGATCATAACCAGGAGGATCGACAAATCTTATAGGGGAATTTGGATCATTAACGTCTTTTCTAAAAAGAATAACTGGAATCTCGACCTGTTCTATTCTTGTGTGCTGTGCAGTAACACCCCCTCCTTGTGGAAGCAGGGAAGAGTCCATAACGGGCCTTTCTCGGTCTTCGGTAATGGTTATTTGGGTAATTGCACCATCAGGGAATCTATTATTAAATTTGACTTCAAGATCTGTAAAGTTACTAGCAAGACTAAAAACAGCTCTTGTTGGTATACCCAAAGATTCCATGCTAATAGAGTCCATAGATACACCAAGAACATTGGCAACGTTTTGAGCCCTGTCAGGAGTAGATGCTTGTTCTCGCAGATTGGACGCAACATCTATTTGAGTTCGTTCTTCTTCTCTAATTTTTGCTGCGAAATCAACTTCGGCCATTAGTCGGGCCACTCCCCGTCAGGACCAATACCCAAGTCTATTTCTCTCAGCCTTCTTCTA